TTACGAGACACCTTGGCACAATTTGTTTTTATGGAGAAAGGGAAAGGATGATGCTTGGAAGATGCCTGAGCCAATAGAAACAATTGACTTTGCTGATTTTACTTCTGATTTGGCTTCAGAAGTAATCCCAACAATTACTTCTACCGCTGGGGGGCTTCTTGGTATTTCTGCGGGACCTGGTGGTGCCGCAATTGGTGCTGGAACAGGACAAGCCATTGGTCGTGCTGGTCAAGAATACCTTATAGAAAAAACTTTGTTGGACGAAGTTGATACTGATCGCATTATAACAAAAGCGGCAGTAGAAGGTGTTCTTACAGGTGTAGTTGATTATGGTTTTCAAAAAGGAACTAATATCTTTTTTAAAAGCATTTTGGGTCGTGAAGGCACTGATCTTTTTGCAAAAGAAATGACCCAGTACAATTTGATTGCGTCACAAGGAACAGGTCAAAGTGTTTATACGCCGAAGTTCTTGCAACAAGGCGGAGATGTGGCTCAAGATGTGTTAAGAATGGAAAACAGATTTCCAGGAGGCACTGCTTCTCAAGGATTAGATATAAAAAGAACTCAAGCTGGAGAAACTTTTCAAAATCTTGCTAATCCAGCACGGTATGACGAAGCCACTAACGATGAGTCAATTCGGATTACTCTTGATCGCATTAAAACGAATTTAATGGATCAAAGAAAAAAGTTAGATGATCGTTTAACACAACTTAAAGTTGAAGAAAAAGGCATAACACCATTAGATGCTAGGGCTGTAAAAATAAAAGCAGAACAAGATGCTTTAGAGCTTTTTGGTGAACGGATAAAAAGATACGAAGCTAATGTATTGGCTTCCCGCAATGTTTCACCAGCCGAAGCAGGTAATTTTCTTCGTGGTGATCTTGCTAATATGTTTGCCGATGTAAACGTATCAAAAAGCAGAATGTTTGAAGAAGCTTATGAAGCTCTTGCTGACCTTTCAGCACCACTTAGTGACCTTCAAAGAGTTTTTTCCCGCCATAGTGACGAACTTTTAAACGACGTTGAAGTTGATGCGTTACAAGCTTTAAATGCTAACGCTCGCAAAACCTCACAGGGGGTTATTCGTCGCTTGGACGAACTAGAATTTAATGATGGTTCCGTTGATTTTAAAGCACTCAATGAAATTATTCAAAAGATTGAAGAAAAAACAAAACGTGGCAATTTTGCAAAAGGTTTTGAAGCCAATCAATATACCGCCTTGTCTAATGATCTTCGTATACTTCGGACTGAGATGTTGGAAGGTGCTGACCCACTTGCTAGGCAAAAATTTGATGATGCTAATACATACTTTAGGGACACGTATTTAAGGTATGTTGGCGGTGACACTGGATCAATGATTAAGGCACGGAAGGGTAGCTCTTATGATCAAGCATTAGCCGCACGAAAAGCACCAGTTGAGTTCAAGGTTACTAATGACGTAAACCCTAATTATATAAAAGGAAGCGGTGATCGCCGAATAAATGGTTACAAAGTAAAAACCCAAGATGGCAATGACTACTACATTCAGCCAGATCCAAGTAATCCAAACCCCGATCTAAGATTTCTTGTTTACTCTCAAGACCGTAATGGTAACCCCAATTTAGACGATCTTGTAGCTGGTTACAGGACTAAGGGTGATGCTGTTGACTCCTTGGAACGAATAGAGCCAGCTGACGTTGGAACTTTTTTGCCTGATTTTGAAGCTCAGGACGACATTATCACTAGTACAATTTTAAAGAACAGCGGAACGGCTAGGGACTTTTTGGAGTTGTCTGGTGGTAGTCCGCGAACTCTTAATTTGTTGCGTGATACTTGGCTAGAAAGCAAAGGATTGATTGCTGGAGAACCTATTAATGTTGATAGAGTTTTAAATATGTCACCTGCGGATATGGATATGATTCGTGTCTTATATCCACAAGGTCAACGACCATCACCTCAACCAGGTGTCGCTGGTTGGAATGATAAGGTTGAAGTTTTCCGAGAGTTAAAAAAATTAGCTACTGGTAAGGACAAAAATATTGCTGAAATATCGGCACAGACTTTTGACCGAATTTTTAAATCTAACTCAACCGAAGAACTTAAACAACTTAAGAAGATTGCAAGAGAGGAACAATTAATAACTCAAAGACTTGACAAACATTCGCAAGTAATGGTTAAAATGGCAAATGAGGGTAGAGTTCCGTTGCCCCAAAACCGTGTTGAAATGAAAACATTTCTTAGCGGTTTAATGCAAGCTACCCCCGCTGAACAAAAAAAATTCATCTCTCTTTTTGACAATGCAGTTGACTCCAAGGCTCTTGATGAACTGCAAGGTGCGATTTTCCACGAGATGGTTCGCAGGACGAGAGTTGAAGGAGCTTTGACTAGCCCCGCAAGCCCCAAGGATAACATCCTGTGGGATCCGTTTGTAATGGCTAAAGAACTAGAGACTAACCTAGAGATTGTAACGGCTCTAGTGGGTCGTGAGGGCTATAAAAACATGGTTTCTAGTAACAAGGTTCTGATGAACTTAACTAGACCAACCTTGAATGAAGGCGGGGATCAAATGGTTCCCCGTGTCGCCGCCTCGGCTAGCGGATTTAAACTTTGGCTTGGTAATGTTGCCGCTCCCGTAACGGACAGATGGGGATCAATGGTTCTCAATATGCAGTCAAGGTTCCCTGTGACTAAACAAGTCGTAGATGCGAAGCAATACGATATGTATCAGAATGCTATTATGAGAACTATATTGCTTTCTCGCAGGGGGCACGAACTCATGGATAGTGAAATACAGGATTCCCCCGAAATGAGTAAGTTTATATATGATCAACTGGACACGATCAATAAAGAATCCAGCCAGTTTAGGGCGGAGGCTTTCCCAGACGCTACTGAAGTCCAATAAAAAGCCCCACCCCCTAAAGGGGCAGGGCTTAAAAAGGGGGTAAACGGAGAGATAAGAAACGAACTCTCTGCTGGTAGTTACCTATACAGCTTCCCTTTTAAATTGATTTTATTATAGTTTGCGGGTCAATACCCGTTAGTCAAGAGATGATACTATTATTTTGGGGGTACCCTGTTTTTGTGCAATTGGTTCTTTTTGGAATGCTTCCAACCGTTCCTATCTATACCCCAGCCAGAGATACTTCCTATCTTGTGGTATTTGCAGAGTTCTTTTCTTACTGCTTTACCCAGCTCAGAAGCTTCTCTTATCTGTATTGAAACAGAACAATCGTATTTGTCATTTAGTAGCTCTATAAATGACTTCGGGGTAATACTCATAATCTCTCTAAGGTTTTTAGTAATACTCTTAAAGTGTTTAGATGGTCGCCTGCCTTTTCCCTTGTTGCTCATTATACAAACCTCCCTACGCAGTGGTAATGCTTGAACAAGCAACCAATGTCCCGCTCACCTTCACGGTTCTTTGCTATCTTGTAAATGAGTTCAGTGTAAGCACCCTTTTCGTCAATACCCTTGGATGATTCCGTATCCCCGTGCCGAGGATACATGAGCAAAACGACATCAGCGTCATTCTCAATGTCCCCAGAATCCTTTAGATCATATAAGCCTAAGCCACCTTCGCGTTTAGCCCCTTCACGATTGACTTGGGCGAGTAATATAACCGCAACATTAAGCTCCAAAGCCATTTGCTTGATCCTGTGAGATACTTTAGCAATGCCCTCAGCCTTTCCCACCTTTTGACTGAACGGAATAAGCTGTAAGTAATCAACGACTATAAGCTTTACGCCCATCTTCTTAACCATGTTCCGTGCTTGACCCGCAAGGTCGTCCGCACTCTTAACAACATGAGAAGTATAAATCGGCATATCGTTTAGCTCCTCATTGAACTCTTTAAACTTCTTAGCTCGCTTCTGCCCAATCTCGCTTTCATTAATTGTTTTATAATTGATTCCAGACAGGGTTTGTAACATACGCTTGGTGACTTGCTTTTTGGGCATCTCAAAGGAAAAAATGGCTACCCCCTTTTTCTGTCTCTTCGCGGCGTTCAACGCTATGTTCAACGCTAGTGCGGATTTACCGCAGGAAGTAGGTGCCGCAATAGTAACAACTTCACCCGCCGCAATGCCTCCGCTACCCAGCATAACGTCCAAGCGTCCTATGTTCGTGGTTACAACATCCGCCTCAAAGTTACCGCTTGCTATGGCATCAATCTCCTCACTGATTGCATCCGTTGCGGTAGATAGATCCAACTCAGTAGTGTCCACCCGAATGTCGGCATTCAAGTCTGATTCTAGCTCCGCTTTTATTTCATCGGAACTGGTGGCTTCACCTTCAGCCCTTTCCCTAGCTAACCTGCAAGATCGTATGACATTTCGGAGCTTAGATTTTTCGGCTACGGTTTTAGCACAGAAAGCGAAGTCCAGCGGAGTGGTTACCTTATCCATCAACCGCATCATACCCACGACACCCCCTACCTCATCAGTTCCATTAACTGATTTAATGTACTCCATCGCGGAGACTTCATTCAATGGTTGGTTGCTATCGCAAACAGATTTTACCGCACCAAAAAGTATTTTGTGCCGTAAATGAAAAAAATCATCTGGAGAAACTATGTGGCTAATTTCATCGTAGTAACTTCCGTCCTCAGAGTTGATGCAAGTTGCTATAACTTTTTCTTCAGCTTCTAGGTTATGGGGTGGTGCTATCGGTTCGTTTGTAATCATTTCGTTCCTTAATTTGGTTTAGTATTTGGTTTAGCGAATTTAGAAATATTCCTATCTCATGCCTCTTTTTCGCCGTTTGGGCTTGGTCAATGACATTCAATGCCATTGTTGCTAGTTCGTCAATATCTTTCATTTAGTCCTTGTAATTTGAGCATAAAAAGCCCCCCAAGATTTGCTCAAGGGGGGCAGTTATTTATTTACCACGTTCCAACATTCCCAAAGCGATCAAAGAATATCCGATTAAGTCACGGAATATATCTTTATCTTGGTCGCCGATTGACTCAACCGCTAGGGTTCCATCAGCACACAAGGCTTTAGCTCGTTGGAATTTATCTTGCATACGAATGCAGATTCCAGTTAAAGGGGGTACCCCGAATTCAACGGATTGATCAAAGTTGGCAAACGGATTGTTGCAAGAGTTACCGCCAGTATAATCAGCGTTTTTCTTTGCGGTTAGGGTGAGTATAGCGTCAACTTCCTGTTGTCGGAACTCAGTCCACCACTGTTTGTCAAAGCTTTTGAACTCTAATGAATCGGGCTTCATCCTTAGAATGGTGCTTCGTCGTTAGTAGGCGTTGTAGGCACGTTAGGGGTGCTTTGCCCACCGCTAACATCCACCTGCTTATCTTCTGGAGCATAGTCACAAGCTAGACTAAGCATCGGCTGACCGTTCTTAGTGCTACGCTTCCAACCTTTTAGGTAATAAACACCCGCTTTATCCACAGTAATCTTACCAGAATAATCGGGGTGGTTTTCTTTCTCCTTGCGGTCATTAATAAAAAGACCACCAGAGTTCATGTATTTATTTTGTTCGGACATAATTTTTAGAATCCTTGGGTTTGTGTTATTGTTGTTTTGGGTGAGTCCTTGCCGTGCTTGTTAGTTGCATCAGCGTCCTTAGTATCGTCAATGGCAAATAGACCATTCAACGCATACTTGCGAGCGTAGGAACTAGCGGAGCCAGTAATCTGAGCTTCATCCATTCCCTTTTTGCTTTCCGCTTCACGAGCGAATGCTTGAGAATTAATAATTTGATCCGAATCACTATCAGCTATTGAAGCGATTGCTTTGACATAAACTCGTCCAGCGATTTCAACGATCTCGTCGTTCACCACTAGTGAGCAGTCCCAAAGATTTAGCAATGGCTTGACTGCGTTAAGTATATCTTCGGCACTTCGGTAATTGTAGCCACCGAACTTGTTGGTTTGTCCCTTGGGGGCTTTCAAAGAGGATTGTATCCACTGTAACTTTTGGCGTATGTTGTTAGCCTTTTTATTTTGTTCGCTCATATTTTTCTTTTGTTAATTTGCGGAATAATTCCGCCCTATGTTTTTGGTTAGAACACTTATCAAGTTCGTCTTGACTCGCATTCATGTCCTTAAGAGTCTGAGTTTGCTCGGCACTTGTCAACTTATTTTTGAATTTATTTTTAAGTTGATTAAGACCAGCGTAGTGCAGGATGCCCTCATCCCTTTGTTCAAGGTACCCCGATATTGCCTCAAGTGTAAC